ATCTTCAATGAATAATGCTAATGTTCGCGCGTTTCCTACAGAAAGCGGCGATGCGGCGCGTTCTAAAATTGTATCTAGTTTCCTCAGATGGATGGTAACCAGTGGTTACATTACTAGATTCAACGAAGAAATGGAGTTAGCTGCTAATTACCTGCTAGAAAGGGGTATGGCTATCACATATGTAGGTTGGCACAGAGAAGACAGAAAGTTCCTACAGAATATTAGCCTAGAACAAATTTCAGAGATTGCACCAGAGGTAGCTGAAAGCATTTTAGATGACGATGACAATCAACTTGCTATTTCTTCAATGCAAGCTGCTTTTGATGGCGTATCCACCAAGCGAGCTAAAAAGGCAATCAAAAGTCTAAAGAAAACAGGCTTCGCTGAGTTACCTATAGTAAAGCGTCAGATAGATGCACCAGATGTAAAGACGCTTGCACCAGACGGAGACTTTTTCTTTCCAGCTTATGTGACTGACCCGCAGCGTGCGCCTTACTGCTTTTGGCGGACTTACTATACGGCACAGGAATTAGAGAACAAAGTAATTACTGATGGCTGGGATGCGGACTTCGTAGAAGAAGTCATAGATAAGTACAGCGGAGTAAACATAGATAGTATTGAAAGGGAGCAAGAGGGTCGCAGGAGTATTTCAAGAACTGATACATCGTACGAAGCTGAAGACCTAATTGAAATCGTATACGCTTATCAGCGATTAATTGACCCAGAAGATAACTCAGAAGGGATATACTGCACAGTATTCCATAAAGAATTAAGTGATTCTTTTGCTAAGTTTGAGTTACTCAACGGATACGAAGACTACCCTGTTGTTATTACTAGATTTTCGGAAGATACAAAGCGCTTATATGATTCTATTACTGTCCCAGATCTATTGAAAGGTCTGCAACAACAAATCAAAATAGAGCGAGATGCTAGAATAGATCGGGCCAGTATAGCGACTTTACCACCTTTGATGCACCCTGTAGGGCAAGCTCCTTCGGACTTCGGCCCTGGGCGCATGATTCCATATCGCCGTAGAGATGAAATACATTTTGCGGATACCCCGAACATGGAGGATGTACAAGCTTCTATAGAAATAGAAAAAACACTAGAGGGTCAAGCTGACCGTCTGCTAGGACTAGATGAAGATAGTCAAATATCTAATGTAAGAAAACAATTCCTAGTAGATAAGTTCTTGCGACATGTTTCAAAGGTAATGCAGATGTGTTTCCGTTGCTTCCAACGCTTTGGCCCAGACAATGTATTCTTCAGGGTTACTGGTGTTCCAGACCCAATGGAGTTTGACAAAGGTGACCCAGATGAAAACTTTGATGTAACCATTACATACGATGTACTAAATCGCGACCCAGAAACGCAGGAAGCGAAACTAAGGCAACTGGTAGAGCTGATGCAGTTAGATAGGAACGCTCGCATTAATGTAGATAGTTTACTAGATGCAGTTGCAGCTAATATAGACCCAGTTCTAGCGGATACAATTTTACAGCCGACAGAAGTCGCGCAAGAAAAAATACTCAAGGATGTTACTGATGACTTGTCTAAGATCCATGCTGGTATAGAAATGCCAGCTAGACCTAATGGCGCTCAAGTAGCAATGCAATTATTACAACAATATGTCTCTCAACCAGACATAGCTCAAAAATTACAAACTGACCAAGCATTTGCTGAAAGACTACAAAAGTATCAATCGCAATATGAGTTTGCTCAAGCCCAACAAATCAACGCTACGCAGTTCGGACAATTCGGAACTCGTTCAGCTGCAGTTGGGGATGTAGAGACTCAGGGTATAGAGCAGTAATTTATGACATTAGAAGAAGCCGTTAATACACTGGTGCATCATGAAACATTTGGTGCTTTTTTAGAAAACATTCATCAGCTCAGGGAAGAAGCGATCTCCGAACTAAACAACTGTTCCCTTGAACAAGTGCAACAGATATCTGGAAAGATATTGGCTTATGATGAAATACTTCGTTTAGGTAATTACGAAGATACTCGTAGAAGATTTTCATAGTATATAAAATATATGCTATAATCACAACATCGCCATCGCTGGCGTAAAAAGCGTAAACATCATTATGAGTGAAGTACAAGAGGCAGACGCTGGAGCCGAAACAACAGCGAGATTACAGTCAAACACATCAGTTAGCGAATATGCTAAATTCCGCAGAGATCAATTATTAGGGCAACAACCAAACCCCAATAACGAAGTCCAGGAAGAAGTACAGGAGGAAACTGATGTTCCCGAAGAAGCAGAAGAAGTTTCTGAGGTTCAAGAAGAAAATCAAGAACAACAGGACACTGAAGAAGTTTCAGAGGAAAATGTTCTTTCTAATATTGATTTGGATGATTTATCCGATGAAGAGCTAAATGAACTCTCCGAGAAACTCGGTAGCAGGGCAGTAGCACGATTCGGTGAACTCACAGCTAAACGAAAAGCAGCTGAAGCTGAACTCGCTACACTACGAGAAAAACTCCAGTCAGAAGATAATCCATTACGAAGTAAAGTAGATCGTTCTCAAAATCCCTACGGCAATATCAATGATATTGAAGAACTGCAAAAAGCAGCTAAGAATGTAGAGGATGTTATTGAATGGGCCGAGGACATACTTTTTAACAGTGATGAGTATTCTGCTGAAGATGTAGTTACAACGGTCGGCAACAAGGAATATACTAAATCTGATATACGCAAGCAGTTAATGACCGCTCGCAAAGCAGAGAAAAAATTCCTACCAGCGCAATTAGAATATCTCCAAACCAAAGCCTATGCTAGTGAAACAAAAAATGCATTAAATGAACAAATGGAAGAAGAGTTACCTTGGATCAAGGATAACGATTCCGATGTTAAGAAAAAATACGATGCAATGCTAGAGGATCCCAGGCTTAAAGGTATAGAAGAGATATCACCCGATTTAGCAGCGCAGTTGCCATACATACTAGCGCATTCAGCCAACAGCCTATATGGTCGTAAACTTATAAAAGAAACAGAAGTTAAAAAGACCAAAAAGGGCATTCAACTGAATCCACCTAGTACCGCGCCAGGTTCAGCAAAATCAGAAAAACAAGTTGATAACGCCTTGAAGGCAATGCAAGCGCAACAGAAAGCATTTCGTGAGTCTGGCACAAAGGATGACTTCATTAAAATGAGAACTCTTAGATATTCACAATAAATTCAATTAATTAATAAAATTTAAAAATCATGGCATTTTCAAATACTTTTGACCCAGCCCCCACTGGCGGCTTAAAAACAGGGACTAGTATTTCCAATAGAGAAGACTTGATGGATGTTTTAACCATCTTGGCTCCTGAGGAAACACCAGTTCTTTCGTCTGCGTCAAAATCCACAGCGAATAGCACATTCGTTGAATGGACAGTAGACAAGTTGGCAACTCCTGTTACTACAGGTGTTGAAGAAGGAGCAGATGTAACTAGCTTCACAGACAAGTTCGCTTCACGCGCTCGTCTTGGAAACTATGTACAGAAGTTCCGTAGAGATTATTTAGTATCCGACCTACAGGAAGCTGTAGATTCAGTTGGCCCAGCTAAAATCGCACAAGCAGAAGCTAAAGCACTTCGTGAAATCAAACGCGACATTGAAGCAACTATTGTTTCTAGTAACGAGCGTTCTGCTGAAAACGGTGCTGGTACTCCTTACAAGCTTCGTGGTTTAGGTGCATGGATCGGTGGAACCCAATCTGATATTCCTTCAGATTACCAAACTTCTAGTGATGCTACTGTAGCTGCAGGTGGTGCGCTTACTGAAACTAAGTTGAACTCAATGCTTACAGAAATCTTCAAGAAGACTGGTAATGTAAACAACCTTACATTGTATGCTGACACAGCTTTACGCCGTCACATTTCTGATTTCGCTAATCTAGCCGTAGCTGCTGGAGCAGGAACAGCTACAACACGCAAAGTAAACATTGATAACGGTGAGTCATCAATTAAACTTGGCGTTGACTTATATCAATCTGACCACGGTATCATTTCTATCGTAAATGGTAACCCAGATTGTATGTCTACATTCGGTGCTGATTCTGGCGAAGGAGGCTTATTGCTTAACCCAGACTTTTATGGTGTAGCAGAGCTTATCCCAATGGGATCAACTCGTCTTCCTAACCTTGGTGGTGGTGAGCGTGGCTTCATTGATTGCGCATTGACTGTACTTATGCAGCACCCTCAAGCACACGGTAAAGTTCTATCAACAACTGCATAACATAGGAGGTATATAATTATGAGTAGATTAACTGTAAACGAATCAATCTCTGGATACACAGATGAAATTATCCTAACTCCTAACGATGTAAGCGATACTTCTGGTACATCTAAAGTTATTAACTTAGGTATCAAAAAAGGCGATGTCGTGTATGGCGCAGCTATTGAAACAGTAACAGCGTTTGCTGGAACTGGAACAACCAATGTTAGAGTTGGTACAGATACAAATGTTGCCCCAGATGACGATACATCAATCATGGAAAATGTGGTAGTTTCTGCCGCTAACACCGCAGCTAATACAGGAGACAACCTAGATGGCACAACAGCTGACTTTATAGCAGCTGCTGCTGACGGGAATGTTGAAATTACTATTGCTGGAGCTTCTGCATTAAGTTCAGCTACAGCTGGTAAAGTTCGCGTATTACTTGGAATTAGACGCATTAACGCTTAATTGCATTTCGGGAAGGGGGCTTCGGCCCCCGCCCTTTTATTCATGGCTAATATCATTACATCACTTCCAAGGTATTCGGAC